TTTTAGCTTGACCTTTGCTCCATTTTGAAGTTCAATTTCTTCTACATCATATACTGTTGTTGCCAATTTATCCTCCTTGGATAGTTAAAATTATTATAACATATAGCAAACATAAGGGCAATAAAAAACCCCCCAAAGAATGGGGGGCCTCTATTAATTAATTTATATTAATTATAACCAGGTACGGTCTACGATTGTACCGTATTCTGAACCCACATCAGCCGATGCTCCTGATGGAAGCAAGCGGAATGTTACTGGGAATGTTGATGCTGCGTTACGAGCCAAAGAGAACTGTGACTGTTGTACAGAAAGAACACGACGAGCATAATATACACGCTCTGTTTGTGATGATGATGAGGTTGTTGGAGCTTGTCCAACTGCAATTAGTTGACGCTCAACTGGGGCTGCACCAAGTGCACCTGCCTCAAGTCCAAGCGTTGAACCACTTAGCGTTGATTGCTTTTGTCCGAATACCGCAAGAACGTTCTCAAGAGTACCTTCTGCGAATTCTGTTGCAATCATAACCTCCATAGCAGACTTAAACAGCTTTGCTGTATCAAGTAACTGATCTACGGTCACTGAGTCGTATGTTGGGTTGTAAGTAATTTGCAAACCGTTGTTTGTAAAACCTACGTTTCGGTATGCAGCGCCTTTTGTTGCTGATACTGTTGTTGAATCTGTTTCTACTGCGTTAAGAGTAGTTGTGTATGACTCGCCTGCAACTGCAGGTGTTTGACCTACTGCGGCTGAACCATTTTTAAATGCTGGAACTGTCTTGTTACGTCCAGTCAAACCTGTTACGGCAGTACCTGCAACCATGTTTTCTACATATCCTGATGTTGTTGAATCTTCTACTGATAAAAACAGTGGAGATGCACCAACAAGAATATTTCTAGCATTACCTGTATTTTGAATTGCCATTAATTTATTCCTCCTATATTTATATATATATACATATTAAAGTCTTTTAATCAAGCTGGCTAGGCTTCTTTCCTCTAAGGCAATTATACGGAACAAGTCAACCAAAAGCAACTTATAAAAATCTGCCTACCGAGTCTACCATCCTGGCATATTTTATTTCCAAAATGACATCTGAGGACATTAGGCCCTGCATTTCCTCTGATGGCTCTGTTGGGGAGATATCGGCTACAAAAATGCTAAAGAATTTGAATTTATTGGATAGACTTGCAAACCTATTTACGTCTCTTGCGGACTCATCTACCCTTCTAAACTCATCAATCATAAAATTCCTAATCTCATTGATTTCTGAAACATCTGGGGAGTAGATAGTAAACAGTATCTGCTCACAGCAGACCATCCAATTGTCCTCATATGAGGTTCCAATTTTGTCATAAACTATATGTTTTTTTCCACTCAAAAATTGATCCATTTCAGATACCTGTTGGACTGGAACAATTGGGACTATCTTGTCATTTATACTATCGCTAAAATATTCGTTCTCATCAAATATTTCAGCTGCCACCAATTTGGACCATAAAAATTTTCTTATTTCTAGAATTGCATCTAGTTTATAATTTGCTGTCATATTAAGGACCCTCCAAATGACATCTCTACTGCTGAGTCCGCCATGCTTCTAATTGAATTTGGAGAAAATGAATATTGAACTGTTTTAATTGTTGCTGGTATTTTTAATGCTTTCATTGAGGCTGAATTAAATATATCTTTAAATCCAGATTTTTTAATAGAGGAACTTACAAGGTTTCCGCTAAAAAATCTTGAATATTGTAAAGTAAATTGATTTTTAACACTAGGTCCTCCTGGCCTTTTAACGGTCACTGAAGCCCCTCTAGGCATAAAGATTGTCTCACCATCAGATTCAAATACTAACCTCTGAGAATGGCGTGGAGCAATTTTAAGAGGCATTCCTGCTTCCATCACAGACGCTTTGTTTTGAAATACGTGTTTCCTTTGTTTTTCTGGTCCAGGAACAAATGTTTTTGATGGTTCAAATTTAAAATTAACTTTAAAAGATATTCCTTCAGAATCTAAAGATGTTAGACTAAACAATCTATCATTTGCGCTTCCAGTCTTACCCCACTCATATACATGGTGAAATGCCTTTGGCTTTGATCTTGCTTGTGAATCTATGTATTGACCAAAATCTTTTTTTATTTGATTAAACACTACCTTCTTAAAAGTACTTTTAAACTTTTTGCTACTGCTTAATTTAGCAACTACATTTGCTTGATAATATAGGGCAGCAGAAATTTGTGCAATATTGCTGTCTTGAATAATTCCCTTTGGGTTTTTATTATACATTAATCTTTCAAGACCAGAAGCTGCTTGAAGCAGCATTACGTTAGATTCCAATTTGCTGATTCTCCGATCTCTTTAGAGAAGAATTATAACCAATTACTCTACCAAATGGATCTGTTATAGGACTACTTCCAATAACTTCAAATACTGTGGGTGTCTCTGATGGATAGTCCTGCTCTGTCCAAATTGATTTTCCGTCCCTGTCTTTAATGTTTGAAACCTTGTGCTTTAAAGATATTTTACTTTCAGTACGAACTTGAATATTTTGCTCGTTTTTGTATTTGTTAGAAAAGGATTGGGTGTCTCCAGATCTAGAAGTTGAAGAATTACTTATAATGCTTTTTGCATAGCATGGAATTGTTGAATAATAAGACCATTCTTTTTTTATAGCACCAGTATCATCATCCTGAATATCTGTTTGTCTATAGATATCCAAGTTCATAGGCAACATGGACTGTATTAAATCTATCATTAAATTACTACCATATTACTTAAAACATATGAGCTTAGTAACTGGTCTGCGTAGGCGTTTCCAGTTCCAGCATATGCGCTAGAGCTATATTCAAATTTCCAATCAAATGCTTGAACATTTTTTGCGTATTTGTTTCTCCAGACAGAATCTTTAGAAAAGTAATCTTTCATTAACTCAATACAAGCTTGGCTAACTTCTGTTGGAACCCTATCCCATCCAAATTCACCATGAATTGTGTATCTAATATTTTTTCCAAACAAAGAACCTTCGCTATCATTAACGCTAGGTGGCACAAATCCATTTGCAGTATAAACTGCATTGTCTATTGAATTAGTTTTATTTATTCTAATTCCAAAACCAGTTTCTGAAATAATTGGATTAAATATCCAGTTGTTGACAGCAGGAACAGATTGATTGTCAATTAAAAGGATATCGTTAGAATACAGTTTATTTAGTTTATTTATTTTATAAGGTAATACTAATACGTCTGAGTCTGATCCGTATACTACTTCTACGTCTTGGTATAAGTAAAACTCTTGACGTGTATGTCCTTCTATAATTTTTCTAGCATATCTCTCTGCAGATTGAATCTCTTGATAATTTTTATAATTTGGATCGCTAGGGTCTGATCCGAAATTTAGATCTTGCAAATGCTCATTAATGTTTATGTAAGGAGTGACTACATCGACATATGATGCATGGTATCCCTCTGTTCCAGAAATTAAATACGACCAAACTAGCTTGAAACTTCTATTTCTTTCCGTATAGTTAAAAGGCAATATAACTTGATACGATCCAGAATCTGTTTCTACGCTAGTGGCCGTAAGTGTTGTTAAGATTGTAGTTGGGGAAATGGCAGGGACTATAGAAGGATCTTCTGTAACATCGTAAACTTTTACTGTAACTGTGTCTGGGCTGACAAGTTCAGACTCCCAATATATTTTGCTTTTTATTGGAGTCCTGCTATTTACATAAATCTCTGCCATTTTAAAAGGTTAAATTAACTGTAGAAGTCTTGAACTTCCCTTGGGGTAGCTAATCTAAAACCTTCCTCCTTATCAAAAATTTCTTGAGCAGCTTCTGAAGACATTGCAACGAATGGATGTTCTTTTGTAAAAGTAAATCCTAAAGCATCGTATCTATGATTGTCTCTTTCCATCTTAACTAACAAAGAATTTGGATCTACTTCCTGATTTAAATCAAATCTTGGTAATACTTCAATTTCTTCTTTAGCGTCTTCAACATCTTTAATTGCTTTACTATACACTTCCCAGGTTACCCCGTCTTCTGTTAGCGCCGCAATAATGTCGGCTTTTCCTTTTAAATCACTTGCGTCTACGCCGAAGTCTTCGGCTGCCTTTTTTAATTCAGATAATTTCAATGTCTCGAATGACATATGTTCTCCTTTTGGTTAGGTCGTTTAATTATATCACTAGTAAATTCAAATGAAAAGCCCCCAAATTAAATTGGAGGCTTTTCTTTAGATAAATAGATTATTTCTTAATTAAGAAGCAACCTTAACATCTTTTACAACTACCCAAGCATCTGGTTGTTCGATTTGAACGCCAACTCGAGTATACATTGTGTACTCAATGGAGTCCTTACGAGGCCAGAAGAATCGGTAAACAGTTACATCGCGCTTGATACCAATAACTACGTTATTTGGGAATGTCAAGTGGATATCTCCGTGTGAACCTGATGGGCTTGCATATGTACCTGTTTGTGTCTCAGGAAGAAGTGGTACCTCAACAATTGGAATACCAAATGCGAAAGGTGCTACATATCCTGCTGCTCCACCAAGTCCTGGTGTTGCTCCACGAATAACGCTTGATGCGATATCTTGTGGGATTGTGTTGTTGGTACCAATGCTGTTAGCATATAGGAAGTCCTGAATTAGGTTTGATCCTGCTAAAAAGCGAAGGTCTCCACGACGTTGCATATATTTACGTGGCATTGCTTTCAATGCTTTGTTAAATATCTCACGAGAAACTGCGGCTCCAGCTCCAGCTACAACTCGGCCATTGGCCTTAGATTTAGCTACAACTCCTTGGAATGCCTTGTACAGTGCATCTGATCCACTGCCGACACCATTAAGGATTACATCCTCAATGTCGTTTCCTGCTTGTGTTGCCATCAATCTTGCGATGTGATCTTCTAGATCTGCACCCTCAATGTTGTCTTCTAGAGACTCAGTTGAAAGCTCCCAATCTAGGCGCAATTTCTTTGTTGTTAAAGAAATTTTTGAGAAAGTAACTGCTGCGTTTGAAGCATCGTCATTTCCTTCTGTTGCAAGCTTCATAAGCTTTTCGCCTACTGACATGCGGTCAATCTCTGCAGTGTCTGCTCTCATTCGAACTGTACGTGCGACTTTTCCAATTACGGTTGCATCGAACATATAGTCTAAGAAGCGAGCTGACTGTTCTGGGTTAAGCAAACCACCGTTTCCGCTTTCGGAACCAGCGTGTGTACCTGTTCCACCAGTAGTGGATGCAAAAGTACTTGTTGCAGTTGTATTTGCTGCAATTGCTTTTTCTAATGTTTCATTGCTCATATTTATATCTCCTTGTTTATTACTTTGTTAGTTCGTTTATTGAACCGAGAAAAGAACCGTTCCATTTTGATTTCTGGACTTTTACTTCCCTAGACCCGCCAAGGTCTGAGGACTTCTTAATTGCAGTCTCTGATTCTACTGCATCGACACGCTTTTCTACTCCATCAATCGTGTTTCTGATGTTCTCAACAGTTTTGCTGAGCTCTGAGTGTTGTTCTGCCAACTCTGTAATTTTGCTTTCTACGCTTTTGCTTAAAATTTCAACTGCATTTTTAATAGTTGTAACTTGTGCTGCGTTTTCTTCTGAAGCTTTGTTTAGAGTTTCTGAGAAAAAGCCTTTTAAATCACCTAACATTTTTGCAAAATCAGGTTTTTCAACAACAACCTCATTAGAGATGTCTGTTGCTTTTTCAACGATTTCGGCAGAAGCATCTACTAATACGTCTTCTGTAATAGCTTTTTCAATTGTTGCTTCTGCAACAACTTCTACTTCTACTGCTGCGGTTTCTTCAACCACTGCGGTTTCTGTGTTTTCTGACACTTCATTACCTCCTTGTGCGTTTGCCTGTTTTGCGATTGTTTGTGTTTCAGGCAACGTTAATCTTGACTTCTTAAATGAAGCAAGAATCTTTTCTATTTCTTTTGCTTTGTTTATATCATCAGTTTCTACCCAGCCAATTAAACTTGCTTGCTTGCCAGTTATTGGGGAATTGAATTCAGCGTCTGTTGACATAAATACGGAATCGCTGTCTTCACAATAAAAAATATTTTCTGTTTTTAAGTTTGTAGAAATTCCTTTAAAAATTAATTGTCCGTTCATTTTTTCAATAGATAAAATATTACACAATTCATTTGCTGGAGAGTCTACTACTGACAGTTCCATCAAAGCATACTCTTTAATAAATCTAACTGTTTGTCCAGTTGCTTTGTTTACTTCATTATCAGATTCTTTAATCTTTCCACCAATTGAAAATCCTGCAAGTGTTCCGTCTAGAATCTTTTCCCATGTATCTTGTGCGCCTTTTGAAATGTATGCATCTACGTATACTCCGCTATAAAAATCATTTGACTTTGCATCATAAAATGTTTCTGGTTTAAAAGAAACCATTTTGCCTACAGCGTTAGGGCCATGCATCTCTCTGATGTTGCCACGAAATCTTTCAAAAGCTCTCATGCTTGCCTCTGCTGTAACTACGTCTCCTGTTTGATCTACGTTGTCTAAAGTAGCAAAACCAGAGACGGTTCTTTTCTCTCGATCAACCTTTGTAAAAGGGACCGATAGGCTAATATTATCTCCATTGCTGGACCAATAAGATTTTTCGATATTCATATGCCTAATTTTATAACGTTATTGTATATAAGGCAAATACTGGTTGCCTAATAATTATTCGGTGACTCTTCCCCCACCTTTTTCATTTCTGCCCTCCCCAGAATTATCTGGTGAATTGGCAGATCTTTCTTGAGTTCTTTTTCTAGAATTTAGGGCTTGTGCGGTTTGCTCAGATTTCTCCTGAGCTTTTAAATCCACAACCTGATCCCCACCATCTCTAGGAATCATGCCTTTTCTAATTCTAACTTCATTGGGAGTTATTACCTGCATTCTTAAATATCTTTCATCAATTTTAGACTGAGTGTCTTCGTCTGTTAGAGTTAATTCATTAAACTTTAGAATTATTGCATCTGTTTTTTCTGATATAATTCTATTTAATTTTTTCTCTAAAATGTCTTGCGCTGGCCTACAAACTTGCTCTTTAAACATTTTATCTGCGTCTCTTGCAGAGGCTAGGCTTATTCCTTCTGGAACTCCTATTTTGTTTATTGGAACTCTATGTGCTAACAGAATTTCGTCTCTATTAGATTTACGATATACGTTAAATGATGATTCTTGTGTTCCAGCTTCAATTGGCTCCATTTTAAACTCAACTTTTGAATCTGGGCTATCTGCTGGAAGTGGCACATACAAGGACCTATGATTTTTTCCTTTTAATCCAACTTGGAAAAATTCTAAAAGTTTACGTTCCGACTCTGGAGAAAGCTTGGCTCCTTTAACCGTAATGATATATCTAGGTACGGCTTTATTTTCAAAATAGTCTAAATTATATTTACCAGCAAATTCATTTCCTGCGGTTGCGTTTTGTGCAGAAACAATATCTGGTAATCCATAATAATTGTTCATTGGTGTGTATTTCTTTAAATGAATAATTTCATTTGGTCTATCTGATCCATCTGCAATTGGGTTTGGTGTTTCTAAATCTGCAA